GTGCTGACGTGTTTCCCCCGGATAATCTTAAGGACTGATTTCAAATTCCCCTTTTGTTTCTTGTTTAGCAGGTATTAGGATCCGGCTTCGACGCCTCGTGCAGGCCGTCGAAGAGCTGCTCAGGAGAGCTCCAATCCCTTCGATTACTCAAAGTAATCGGCATATCCTCCTCATTCCACTCGGGCTTCAAGCCAGCGACGTGGGTGTATGCCTGCGCGGGAATTTCCAAATTCACATCAAACCGATCACCAGAAAAGGAGTACTTCGACGCATGCACATACCAAAGTTCTGGCAAGATGGTCGGAAAACTCCAGTGATCTAAAGGTTGGATCGCTGTAAGCGAGCGCAGGTAGCTTTCTATGGACAGCTGGACCTCACATGAGATACCATAAATTCTTTCGACAAGCAACCGGGTGTTCCGCCCGGGAGTTTTGCGCGGTATGCGCCCGCGATTCATGGCGCCTAATAACAACTCGGTCTTATACGAGTCGTAATGGCCTTTTCGGTTCAGTAACTCTCGATAGGATGGTTCCTTAACACCTTTCCTTTCGGTCACACGAACCCCGTACATGCCTAACTCAGCAATGATGGGGCAACCGGGATATTGATATGCAAGGGAAAGAGCCTTACAGCGCAGGAGCAACTCAAGCTTCCTCGTACGCGCACGGGCGTATCTGCGACTGGTCCACCCAAAGTTAGCTAAAACCTTGCGTGGATCTGCGACATTGATCCGGTCTTCAGGATCGAAGACCAGGCCGCAGAAGGATGCGGTAGAGATGGTGTCATGCATCTCTGCCTTAATGATTAAACCCAATCGGGCAAAATCCTCTTCGGTAGGGGGAGTCCCTACCATGGTAAAGAGACCATCGTCTCCTTCAACCACCCCACGTACTTTTCGGCAGCCTAGTTTCTTACACATAAACTGCATGATCATCAGGTTTGAAAACCCGTTTCCCAAAGACGTGCACATCTCACCGGACATTCTGGTGGCTTCTACCATCACCTTGAAGTCCTTAAAGACACACAAATTGAGGCCGCCCAGCACTTCGCGTACTAGGCGCATGAATTCCCCCCCTGAAGGCAGGTACTTTGTCATGTATGCGTAGAGCTCAAACTCGCACGCCTCCATCAACTCTCGAGTAAACAGACTTTCAAAAGCGGTATAGTCTGTAGCGAGATATTTTGCCCCTTCACGGTACAGTAAGCCCATAATATAATCAGGGCGATCTGCAACAGGAACATGCTTAATAAAGGCTTCGTGTCGATACACTTGCTCTTCTATCAGCTTAAAGATAGGACCTACAGCGCACTTAAATTCATCAGACCGGGAGTTGATAGCCCGGGCGTGCTTGTAGGTTGGGTAATCCTCATCTTTCATGAAGGAGTTGCATCGGAAGTAGCGATGGGACTTATCTGGGTCCCACATGCTTCCAACACCATCCCATTGAACCTGGAGTTCTTGGCGTCTCCAGTCGGGGTAAGTAGTGTGACTGAGCCAATGCTCAACACTCACATCTACATCAGAGGAAAGGGGGGTAAATTCCCTCCGGCATCTGCGTCTGACAAACTTACGGAATTCCTTCATAAGAATTGTCTCAGCAGCAGGAGGTTTTCTCAAGAACCTTTTTCTCGCCCCAGCGATAATCGTACCAGTGTCCAGGGAGCATGGGTGGGGTCGGACCACTCCGACTACCCAAGGCCCCATGCAAACCTGAACAACGGGCCGTTTGAGATACGGCACTTCTCGCGGTTTAGAAATCTTCGCGGATACTTTAACGGCATCGATAATGTCCATGACTTCTTCAAGGTAC